CAGCGCGCCCGTACCGCGGATGTCCAGACCGATGTCGATCAACTGACCGATGCCGGTGCTGATCGTGCATCCACGCAGCAGCGCCTCACCCTCGTAATCCACGTCACCCTCAGCCCTCAGCACAATCCCCGTCACCGCCGACTTGTCCAACGCGCCCGCTGGGAACAGCGGGTTGGTCCCGGCGCTCGTCAGATCGCCCGTTCCCTGGAGCGTGACCGTCGCCGTGTTGCGCGCGCCACGCGACACCACCCCCGACACGTTCTGCACCAACGCCGTACCCGCGAGCGTGTTGGCGGGGGTGTCGTCGTTGATCTTGAACGTCGCCGTCGCGCTCGCACCCACAGCCGGGAGCGCCGTCGTGTCGTCGATGTTGCACTGGACCGTCGCCGTCCATGACAGTGCGCCCATGACCCACTCGCGCCACGTCACGCCCGCAGCGGCCATGCCCGTGTCGTCGAACTCGTCCCAGTTCATGTTCAGTGTCCATGACGACACCTTGAAGTCGTCGAGCGACGAGTACGTCAGGTCCGACACGTCGCCGAAGTCCGCGCCCCCTCCGGGGAACCGCGCCGACGCGCTCACCGTCCACTCGCCAACGCCGATCGCGTTAGTCTTGGACTTGGGCGGCGAGGACGCGAACCGCGAAGTGTCCGCGACCACGCCGGTGTAGTTGATCGTCCCCGTATAGGGTGACGTTGCCGTGTCGATCAGATCCTCAAGGATCGTCCCCGCGCCGTCACTCGACGAGAGCAGGCCGGTCAACCCGATTGTGGAAGCCATCGTTATCCCCCCCTGACCCCCCGGTCAGTCCTTTTCTACCAACACCCTGAAATCGCCGTAGGCGACAACGATCTCGCCTTGATCCCCCCGGACCTCCGAGCCGAAACGCTCAAGCCCCATCGTCGAAACGCTGTACCCCGATACCGTGGGTCGCCAGCGATGGAGCCCGTAGGTCGGCGCACTCGATGCGGTCCCGTCTCCCACCACCGTTTCCCATGCTGTGCTCAGTGTGGCGAGCCCCGAAGCCGGGTAGCGGTGGGTCATTACCTCGACCGTGTACGATCCCTCGAACGCATCGACCGCGAAGCCCGACACGCCGGGGTCGTCCGTGACCCCGAGCGGCGAGCCGTTGGTGAGCGAGAACATGACGATCGGGTCGCACCCCTTGACGATCTCGATCTTGTCCCCGTCGCCGTCGATCTCTGGCGCGACCGTGTACCACACGCCCTGGACATCCACGGACTCCGCAGCAAACGACTGGACGAGCCGTGTACGGATCGCGTCTTGGAGTGCAACAGCGTTCATCGCAGCGCCTTCCGAAGCGTGGAGCGGAACACCTTGATCGCCTTGTCACGCGAGCGCGAGAGCCCGAGCCCCATGAACGGGCGCGCGGCCATCTTTGATGTGCCGTATTCGAGATGTGGCGCGTAGGACACGTTGGTCCCGACCGCCCGGCGCAACCGTCCGGCCTTCTCGTTGCTGATCGAGTTGACGAGCCGACCCGACCTGATCCCCGGCGGCTGACCGGGGTTCGATGCCCTGTACTTCCCACGGATCCCGGTGTCTCCCCCCGTCCCCGTCACCACACCCGCACCCTTGCCGGGCATGGTCTTGACCACGCCCGTCCGCACGACCTCCGCAGCCGCGTTCAGCGCCTTCTCGGATTCGCGCTCGATCTCTCGCAGCACCTGCTCCCCGTCCCAATCAAGCTCGGCGCGGATCGTCATCAGTCAGCACTCCCGATCCGGCGCAGCATCAGCTTGAGCATCCCATCGGCCTGCGGGATACTGCCCCCCACCGTCTCGTACTCCACCCCGTCGATGGTGTAGTGGTACGTCACGTTTCCGCCCGACACGCTCAGGTCCGTACCCGCGTTCGTGATCGACGGCGTGAACAACCAGTACGTCGCGTCCTCCCCGTTGATGCCGTTGGCGATCCGCTCGGCGCTCGTCATCGGCTGAAACGTCACAGGTACACCCGAAGCAACAGTCGCGTAACTCGCCAACGTACCCCATCCCCCGCTACCAACAGATCCAGACGGCTTCGTAATCGTCGCGGTCGCGTTGACCATGCCCCCCACTCGGGGCGGCTTCGGTGGGTTGCCGATCGTCATACCGGAACCCTCCAGTGCCTGAGCTTGTCGAGCAGGCGATCACGGAAGTCCGGCGCGGCACGCACCGTGATCGTGGTGTTCCCTGTCGCCTCGGTCAGCTTCTCCAGATCCCGACCACGCGAATCGAGGTAGTGGTCGATCAGGTCGTAGGCCACGCCCTTGAGCAGATCGTTCCGCGCGTCGCTGGTGGCGTACACGACCTCGACGTTGTTGCTCCCGAACGGGAACAGAAACCCACCGTCGTCAAACGTGCCGTATGAATCTCGCCGAACAGCGCTGCCTCGCCTCGGGGCGACGGCCATGATCGTCCGATCGCGGAACGTGTACGCCGACGAGTCCACCGTCGATTGGTTGGAGTTGCCCAACTTGATCGAGGTAATCGAAGAAATCGGCCCGTTTGAGACACGCAGGATGTCCGAGTCGTCCCCGTCGAAGGACTCGGTGAACGTGCCGCCCTCGAACCCCCCGGACGTGCGACCGCATAGCGACTCGATCTCCTCGGTCGCCTGTTCGATGTAGAGCGCGAGGATGGTGTCGTAGTCGGACCCCGAGATCCCGCGCTCGGTCTTGTATTCGGATGCGGTCACGATCGCCATGCAATCACTGCTCCGCGCTCAGGGCCTTGTTCTCGGGCTTGGCGCGCTTGCGGGCGCGCTTGGGTCCGTCCACCGCCTTGGCGAAACGGTCCTCGATGAGTTGCTTGGCGACGGGCTCGGACACCTGGGTCACTGTCCCCTTGGGTCCGAACCGCGTGCTGTTCTTGAGAAGCTCGATCCACTGCATGAATGCACCTCCGAATACACCACGCCCCGTCTCCGGGGCATGGTGGTTGTGATGTGATTAGGCGAACGCCTCAGCCGCGAAGCCGCGCGCCGTCGCCGACTCGCCGACGTTGCCGTTCTCGCGCGACAGGATCGCGATGACCCCGTACACGCCAGCCCCGGTCCCGTCCTCGGTGAGCGTGACCTTGTGGAACTGCCCAATGGACTTGTCCGTCAGGTCGATGTGGATGGCGTAGAGCCCGCCGTCGCTGGTTGCCCCCGGAAGGTCCGAGCCGGTCAGCGCCGCGCCCGTGATGTCCGTGAGCGCGCCGCCCGACGTGTCCGCCGCCTGCACCTTGAACGGGTCGATCGCGCCAAGCGTCGATCCAACCGCCAAGACGTAGGTGACGTGGTTGTATCCCGTGCAGTCGATTTCGACCGCCGTAGCCGAGCCGTCGTCGAGCGAGACGGGAAGCACCGCCTGTCTGATTGTCGTGTTCTGTCCGTGAACCATGATTCCTCCTTAGTCCTGGATCGCGACGATCCCGGACTCGTTCGCGGTGTTGTTGACATCGTGGAGCGAGTGCGCCCAACGCTGGGTGTAACGGAACGCGATCTGGTCCTTCTCGAAGTACCGCTCGCCGGAGGTCGCCAACTGCTCGGACCCCGTGACCACGCCCATCTTCGCCGAGTACGACCACGCACCCGCGTAGGCCGAGAGCTGGTCAGCCGAGTACGACTTGGGCATGACCTGCGAGATGTAGACCGGGATCTCGTCAAACATAGGAACCTTGATCGACGGAGCAGCGCCGCCCACAAGGTCCGCAGGAGTCGCGCCGCCAGCGCTGAGCGCGAAGCGACGGAGCACCTTCATGTAGAACGCCATCGAACAGACAATCCCGAACTTCGGATCGGAGTACGCCCACGCGGGGAGCAACCCGAGCCAGTCCTGAATGTCGCTCACGGTGTAGTCGGCCCAGCTCGTCGAGAGCGCCGCGTCAAAGGTCGTGTTCGCCCCAACGTTGTCGCTCACGCCCACGCGGTTGTGCGAGCCGAGGAAGATCGACTCGTCCTCCCACTTCGCCATCGCACGCGAGAACGAACGCGCGAGCACGTCGCCAACGTTGAACGCCGAGTCGTTGAGCAGTTCGGACGACTGGAGCGCGAGCCCCGCCGTCTTGCTCGCGACGAGTTGGACGGCGTTGAACGTCGGGTCGGACGCGGTAATGGTCGCGTTCTCGCCAACGTCGTACATCGTCACGTCGTCGGAGATTCGAGACACGGTACGGACACCCTCGGACATCGGCGTGATGCCGATCGCCGCGCGAGCCGCGCCGTGGTCCTCGATGTTCTCGATCAACTCGGGAACGTACTCGCCGAAGACGAGCGCGCCGCCCGTGGAGTTGACGCTGGTGGACCCGGCCTTGGCGACGATCTTTTCGTCGTTCGCCATTTGCGGATAGCCCTTGTCGCCGAACGCCGTGAGACGCGCCTTGGCCCCGAACCACTCGGACTTGTCAGCCGAGTCGAACATGGGGCGGTAGCCCGTCTTGAGCTTGCGGAACTCGCGAGCCGCCTGGTCGTAGCGCTTCTTCGCCACGTCCTGCGGGCTCCCGAACTTGAACCCGCCGGATCCCCCGAAGCCCTTGGACGCGATCGCACGCTTGCGCTGAACGTCGGGCGACATCCCGGCCTCAGCGCGGTCGCGGCGGCGCTGGTCGATTCGAGCGGACTTCGCCGCCTCCTCGTCCTCGTCCATTTCCTTGTCTTCTTCGTCCTCGTCCATCTCCTCGGACTCGGCCTCCGTCTCATCGACGACGACCACATCCTCGTCCGCGTCAGCACGGACGGAGATGGTGACGGTCTTGACGGCTTTCGCATCCCACGCCTTCTCGACATCATCGAGGTCGTAGGACTCGTCGCCGAAATCGAACACGCCGATTTTGATCTCGGGCTGATTGGCCCACTCTTTGAACTCTTTGAACGTCTTGCCGTCAAAGCCACGCTTGCGCGCAAGCTTCACGATGGCAAGAAATGTCTTGCGATCCATCGTGGATCCCCCCTTTGCTAAGTGCATGTGACAACACACACCGCAGGGCATCACGATTGGATCGCAGGGTCAGGCCGATTGATCCGCAGGCCACACCGATTGGCTTCTACACATCACGCGGCGGGGCTTTCACCCAAGCCGCGCAAACGTCAAGCGCTTTCGTCAAACGCACGCGGGATCTTTCGACCCCCGCTGTGCGGTCCCCCCATGAACCGACCCCCGAAAGTGTCAGTGCTCCTATTCAAAGTATACGCACGAAATGAACAGAAGGGGGACCGAATCCCGCTCAATCGGATTCATTTTCCTCGTCGTCCTCGTCGTCGCCGTACAGACTGCCCTCGATCTTCGGATTCGGGGGCTCGTACTCGCTCAGGATGTCGATCGCTTTGGAGAGCGCGAGCCCGTCGCCGCGCGGGTGGACGGCGATGAGTTCCCCGTTGTCGTGGTTCCCACCCTTGCGATACGCGACAATCACCACCGCGTCGCACGACACGAACAGATCATCGGCGACCTCCCCGACCTTCGCGTACAGGTCCGATCTCCGAACGCCCTTGCCCCGCCTCGCCATGCGCACCCCCTGCCATCTCGGAAATCCAACCTCGCACCACGCTTTCCAACAGTCGCCCGATTTCGTCCGGGTCCTCAGTCTCAAGACAGGTCCCGAACACCATCGACCTCCCGTCACCAACCACCACCTTCCACCCTCGCATCGGCGTGTTGTTGTGGTCGAGAAGGTGACTGTCGAATGTTGGTGATCGCTCGAATCTCACGCCGTCACCACCCCTGAACCCGTCCGCTTTTCGATCCAGTCGTTGTAGAGCCCCCGCACCCGCGTCTCCGCGTTCCACTGGCGCGACACGCGCAAGGACTTCGCCGGACCCGCGCGGAGATCCGCATCACCCACGACGACCGCTTGCCCCCACATCGTCTTGTCGTGCCGCGTCATGTAGTTGGGGTCGAGGTTGCGCATCGTCCCCGCGTTCGCGAACCAGTACGGGATCGGAACCTTGCTCGTCATCATCGCCTGATTGACGTGCTGGGGTCGGTGCGTGTGGACCCCCACCCACAACCCATACGGCGCGCCGAGCAGGACCGAGTGCTCCGCGTCCGCCTTCGCGCCTGTGCGCCAACCGTGACCGAGCGTGACCTGGCCGAGCCGGAACACCCCTCGCCGCCTACAGAAATCATAAGTCGTTGCGAGCTTCCACTTGAGCGCGTTCTTGTTGACCTGCGCGCCGTCGAGCGTGTGCTGAGGTTGCCGCCAATCGCACAGCCGCCTGAGTTTCGGATCCACACGCCCCCAGTCGAGGATGTTGTGGTCGTGGTTGCCCATGCACCGAACGTACTCGCACCGCCGCCCGCCCGCGTCCATGATCTGACGCTTGATCTCGTCGTCGGCGGCGTACTCGTCGAGGAGGTCGAACCCCTCCTCGGACGGCCAGCGGCTCGCGCCGTCCGCCTCAAGATCATCCCCGAGCGAAATGATGTAGTCGGGCCGGAACTCCTCGACCTGCTCGCAGAGCCAGTCGATCGCGTCGGGGTCGTGGAGCGGCGCGTGGGCGCACCCGTAGGCGAGCCATCGGACCACGTTCTTCGTTCGCTTGGGCATCCGTACCCCCGCCGCGTCTTTGCGGCCTAGCCGTCCATGATTCCCAGCACCCGGTCCGCGAAGTCCCGAATCAACTCCGCGCTCGTCTCGGGGTGGACCGTGTGGCCCGCAGACGCGAACGCGACGGCGAGGTCGCGAATCAACGACCGCCGCTCGGGGTCGCGCGGTTCCAGCACACACCCGGTTCGCAGGTCCATGATCTGTTGTGTCTGGAGCATGGGGATTATACGCGAGTCCCGACGATTATGGGTTCCTGACCCTCGATAAACACCGCCCGGCGCTTCTCCTCATATCCGAGCATCACGGCGACACGCTTGTCCACCTCGCCGCGATCGACCATCTCGCCCAGCGTGTCGAGCATCTTGCCGCCGTCGCCCTGCACGATCGAACCCTGACACGACACGTTGCAAGGGAGCGCCGTGAACGACAACTCGAACCACGACCAGCGCCGCACGATCGACGACGGCGACTTGCCGCCGCGCGCGTACTTCTCGATCTCCTCGTCCGTGGGCGGCCCGTAGTCAACCGGGAAGAACCCGATCGAGAGCCCGATCTGTCCAGCGCTCCGTGCGATGGCCTTGACCGCGCGACCGGCCTCGTTGTCGTAGAGCCGGATCCGCACACGCCACTCGCCGCCCTTGAGCGACATGGAGCGGATCACCCCCGCCGCGTCGTTGATCCCGTAGTTGTGATCGACGAACACCTGGCGGTTCTTCTCGATGTAATCCCGCTCCGCGCCCTCGGGGATCACCACCTCGTCGTCGAGGTCGATGTCGCCCGTGTTCGCGATCGCGATAATGTCGTTTTTCTCGCCGTCCTCGTCGATCTCTGTGACTTTGCCGTAGGACGCAACCACCCCGAACGTCTTTGTCCCGACGTTGGGGTTCTTGCGGATCCTGTCGATCAGCGCGTGCCTGTTCATTCCTCGTCCCCCTCGTCGTCAAACACCGCCACCGCCGTGCATCGGCAGTTGGGGCGCGCGGGTGGCGTATACACGTCCCGCGTGAATGTCTCCTTGCCCAACGTCTCACCCGCTTTCACGAACGGTTCGCCCAGCGGCTTGGGGCTCCGCGCCGCGATCATCTGGTGCGCCGTCGTCGCCCCCGGAGCCGTGCGCCACTCGACCTTGGACACCCCGATATCGCGCCACCCCTCGTAGCGCGCGCCGTTCGCCGCCGTGCTCATCTCCGTCCGCGCGATCCGCTCGGCCCGGTACTCGGGGATCCCGGCCTCCTCGATCTCGCCGGCGATGTCGTCGATACTCAGCCCCTCCTCAAGCCCGCGCCGGATCGCCGGTCGGATGATCTGCTCAGTCGTGTCCGCGATGTCGTCGGCGACACGGATCACATGCGATTCGAGGAACCGGAGCGCGCTTTCGGGCCTGACGTTGAACGGGTCGCGTCCGTTCTGCTCGGCGAGCGCCCGCACGTCCTCCATCGCCAGGTCCACGATCCCGCGCATCGACTCACCCAACTCGCGCGCGGCCTGATCGCGGAGCGGACCAAGGTTCGGCGTAACCCCCTCGCGCTCGGCGCGGATCACCTCGTCCTGCATGTCTGTGAGAATGTCGCGGAACGCGGG